AGGGGAGGTGTGGGTTGCAACCCGGGTTTGGGTGAAACCCGCAAAAATCGCCAATGTTTACGGCCTTATGTCCAGGTTCCCCTATTTTTTAGAGAGAGAGAGTAGAGAAAGAGAGAGGAGGGGCACTAGCTACTATAGTAGTAGGGGGCTTGCGTGTCTGTGGCTGGAAAGGTGCGAAGGGTTTGGGAAACCCGTTCTCTTGGACAGAGCCAATGTTTGCAGGGGTTTCGTGGGGGTGGGGTTGTCGGGCTGGGTTTGGGTATCTGAACGGTGTTGTGGGGTTGTCCCTAGCCTGCTAGCGTAGGGACATGACTGCGACCATTGTTCGAAAGATCAGGTTTGGGAGGAAGGATTACGAGATCGCCGAGCCTGAATTTAAGCGCCAGTTCGAAGCTGTGACGGGACGTTCGAACGTTCGGAGGGACGACATTGCCTTTTTGGAGTCGCTTGGGGTTGTGTGCAACGCACCCACGGGGGTGTTGTTTTCTGCTTACGACGGACCGCAACCAGCGCCAGCTAGACTTTTCTGGGGTTAGCTGGTAAGCGTTGACCAATGCCAGTTCTCCAAACTAGAGATTGGGGGCCAATAATCGAGGCCGCGCTGAATCGCGGACCTAACGAGTCTGTTTCGGATGTCGCTAGGCGTTTCGGTGTAGGCCAGTCTTTACTGAATCGAAAGCTCCGAGCTAGCACGTCAAGCACACCTAGCACCGATTCTAGCCAGCCTAGCAACCCAAGCACGTCTAGAATACCTAGCACACCCCCTCCCCTCCCACCCCCAATCGTTCCCGAATACGTCCCGCCGCCCCCCGCCACCGTTCGCGCAGTCGTCAAGCTCCTCGGATCGGTCTCCGCAACCAAATTCCACGAATCCCTAGAAGCGCAAATCGTTCAATTCCAACAGGATATAGCTTCAGACGTAGCCTTCGCACGCGAACGATTTAGAACTTTGGTTGATAGCGGGGATAGCCGCATGGCAGCTGTGGGTGTTGAATTGTGGGACCGCGCCATCAGGCATGGTCGTTTGAACCTAGGGTTGCCCAGCGAGGTGATCGCGCAAGACACTCGGAACCAAAGGGTTCTATCGATATCACAAGCGTCGAGTACGGGTAGGAGGCTTTGACTGTGTGCCATTTGCACTTTGTCAGTTATATTCAATGCGACGTTTTGGCCCTGCTCTACCACCTCGATTTCGGCCAGGATTTTCGACGCCTACCCCCCCCTACCTCGGAGCCCCTTTTGACCCCCACGCTGTGAACGCTTACCTACCCTAGAAAATTTTTGGTATGTCGACCGAAAGTGTCAACACAAACCCCAAGCCGTCCTTCCACGACTACGGCATCCATCTAGACAACGTCGACAACGTCTGCCTAGACCACCCCCTCTACGTCGAGCTCTACCTGATGGATCGCCCCGGAGCGAGGGCCTACTACAAGACAGGCACTGACGCGTCCTTCCACTTCTGGCGTTGCTGCGCCATGCTCTGGGGCAAGGACGCTCCGTCTCGCGTTAAGGTCCTCTGGAATCCCTGGGCCGATCGCTTCTCCAAAAAGCTTTTCGAGCACCAACTCCTCGGTGTCTCCGGATGCGCCTCCTCGGGTAAAACCAAGATCTGCGCGGCATACGCCATCCTCTTCTGGCTTGCCGACCCCATCAACACCAAGGTCCTGGTTACCTCCACCTCTTTGAAGGAGGCTCGCAAACGCATCTGGGGAGCCACACGCGAGCTCTTCTTGGGATCTGCCCTACGCCTGCCTGGGAAGCTCGTAGACTCCCAAGGGCAGATCCGCTGCGACGAGGGGGACTCTTCGGATATGTCCGGCATTGAACTGGTGGCTGGGGACCCATCTAAAGAAAAAGAGAACGTCCAGAAGCTGATTGGTATCAAAAACAAGCGGGTGGTTGTTCTTGCCGACGAGCTGCCTGAGCTCTCCCCATCCTTGCTCGAGGCTGTGCAGGGAAATCTGTCCTCCAACCCCTTCTGGCAGATGGTAGGCTTGGGGAACTTCAAGTCTATTGTAGACGCGTTCGGCGTGTTCACAGAACCGCTCAACGGCTGGAAGTCGGTGACGGTTGAGGACGAAGAGTGGCCCATGAAGATCGGCGGGGAGTGTATACGCTTTGACGGCACTAAGTCCCCCAACGTGTTAGCAGGCGAAGTGCTATATGAAGGTATATACGGACCCAAGCAACTAGAGCAACATACTAAACTAGGTATAAACTCCCCACAGTTCTGGCGTATGTGCCGCAGCTTCATGTGCCCCGAAGGCGAAGCCTCTGCTATATATACTGAAGCGGACTTGATGGTGAACGGATGTATAAACTCCCCCAAGGTTATATGGGCTGATATACCAACCCCTGTTGCATTCCTGGATCCTGCATTCGTGACGGGCGGGGACGACTGCGCCCTTGTGTTCGGACTTCTGGGTATTGAGAGCGGCACCAACCTGTGGGTGCTTGAATACACGGGGCAGGAGACTTTGATTGAAGATGTCACCTTGACCAACAAGCGCCCTGCGTCCTTCCAGAAGGTGGATACTGCGAAGAGGCTGTGCGAGGAACGAAGAGTGTCCCCGGAGAACTTCGGTGGTGACGCCACTGGTGCTGGCCTCGCTTTTGCCGAGATTATCGACAACGTATGGTCCCCGAGGACGTTGAAAGTATTCTTTGGTGGGGCTGCATCCGACAAGCCCATTTCTTTCTCCGACCCACGGCCGGGAACCGATGCCTACACCAATCGCGTCTCGGAGATCTGGTATCAGGGCCTTGAGTTCGTACGCTCCCGGCAGATCCGTGGGCTACCCCACAACATCGTGCAGCAGCTGACCGAGCGACGGCACACCACGCAGAAGGGTGTTTCTGGGCTGCGGATACGGGTAGAACCCAAGTCTGACATGAAGCTGCGCCTCGGACGCAGTCCCGACCAAGCAGACGCCTTCTTGGGGCTTCTGGAGGTGTGCAGGACACGCCTGAAGTTCAGCCCCGGTGGATACCGCTCCGAGGTGTCCAAATCCCACACTCGGGAGTCCCAGTATTCAGAGATTGCCAAGAAAGCGGATGCGGTCTACTCTGAGGATTGCCTGCTTGAAAACGATTAGAGACACATCGTGGGTGCCCTCGGGTGGCGGGTGGAAATACATCCACCGCGAAACGCAACACCCTATTGTGGCCTCGTCTCTGCCCAACCTCTTTGACGCCGTCCGAAAATACAACGAGGTCAATCATTTCCCCAACGGCCTGAACATCGAGCAGGAGATCATCGACCAGATCTGCGCGAGGGTTCCCGAGAACTGTAACGACACGGAGCCCCCTACCTTGCTTGAGCTCGCCTCCCGGTTCACCCGCGAGATGCTGTCGTGGTCTAGGGAAGGCTTCTCCGTGGTGGACGATGCTACATTTGCGACTCGCCAATCAACTTGCAACGCCTGCCCTAAATGGAGGGGTGAAGCGGCTTTCGGTGTCGGTCGGTGCGGAAGCTGTGGTTGCTTAGGACTCAAACTTTACGTGAAAACTTCGAGGTGCCCAGATGGAAAGTGGTAACATTCTCAACCCTGCGGCACTTGCGTCGTTGGACCCCAAGACGGGGGCCGCACCCAAGCGACGAGTCACTGAAGCCACCCAAGTGCGCGAGATGTTCGTGCGTGCGCGGAGGGACAACGACAAGCGATCCAAACGCAACGCCCTTGTAGGAGGCTTGGTAGACGGCAACCCACCGTATTCTGAAGCCACTCTCACCAGCGCGGGGCAGAACTACCGCAGCAACTTCAACAACGGCGAGGCGGAGAGCTTTCTGAATATCTCCACGGGGGCCTTCTACGATCTCTTCAGCGAGACTGAACAATACGCGGTCGTCAACTTCCCCCAAGAGATTGCCAGCGATCCCATGTCCAAGGACTGGTCCGACCGGATCCAGGAAGAGTTTGACCAGCTCTTGAGAACCTTTGAAGACGAGTTCGACTTTAACATCCAACTCTCCCAAAGCAACATGGTCCTCTACGGCTGGGGTCCTATGGTCTGGGATGACGCCTACGACTACCGTCCCAAGGCCGTCTCTTTCCGCAACGTCTACTTGCCCCGAAGAGCCCCCGCCCAGGTCAAGGAATGGCCTTGGCTGATGATCTACTGCGACATGGGTATTGATGACCTCTACAAGCGCATCTCTGACCCCGAGACGGCAACGGCCGCAGGGTGGGACATCGAGGCTTGCAAGAAGGCCATCATTGCTTCTGGTAGCACGGCGATGTCGCAGGTCTATCCCAACAGCGATTGGTCTCGTTGGGAGGTGTGGCAGGAGCAGCTGCGTAACAACGAGCTTGCGATCTCTGACGCCTCCCCGCCCGTGTCTTGCATTCGGCTCTTCTACAAAGAGTTCTCTGTGGACGGCAAGCCCCCGAAGATCTCCGAGGTGTGGGCTCCGTTCTTCCCCAACCCCGCAGCTGCCCAAGACGTCGGCTTCCTCTTCAAGTCCTTCGATCTCTACGACAGCATGGAGCAGGTTTGCACGGCCTTCTTCTACGATCGCGGGACGGGCCAAGCGCACTCTGTCCGTGGTCTCGGGGTCAAGATGTACAAGCTCCTGTTCACCAAGATGCGTCTGCAGAACGCCACCGTGGACAGCGCTTTTGCGCGATCCTCCATCATGCTCCAGCAGGAGAGCAACGACGCCACCCTGTCCCCGATTCATCTGGGGCCCTACACGGTGTTGCCTTCGGGCGTCACCTACGTGGCTAACACGGCGGTGCCGGGGATCATCGATGCGCCTCTTGCTGTGGCCCGGGATCTCGACAACACCCTTGCTGCGAACACATCCCAGTATCGACAACGCCTCGATCAAGCATCCACAGGCAACCCAAGGACTGCGTATGAAATCGCCCAAAACGTCCACCAAGCCTCTCTCCTCAACAAAACTCAAATCTCCCGCTACTACAACCAGCTCGACAGCTGGTATCGGGAAATCTACCGTCGAGCTACAAACGATGGCATCCCTAAAGGATCTGGCAACGAAGGCTACGAAGCGGCCCTCAAATTCCAGCAAACCTTGCGGAAAGCAGGCGTGCCGAAAGAAGCTATTGCAAAAGCCCGAGTCCGAGCGTTTAGAGTTGTGGGCCAAGGAAGTGCTCTTGTTCGCACACAGCAGCTGGAAAGTGTTTATGCCGGACTGTCCTCCGAGCTCCCTGAAGATGGGCGTGATCGCCTCAAAAGGGACATCATCGCAGCTAAACTAGGATTCTCTGGTGTCGATCGCTACATGCCTGATCGCAACGGCCGCACCTTGGAGATGGATCAACGCTGGGAAGCGCAGATTGAAAACGGCGTGCTGCGGCAGGGTGGGGCGATCAGCCTTGCCCCCGGCCAGAATGACACGATCCATTTGGACGAGCACCTTGTGTTTGCCTCCCAAGCCGCACAGAGCCTGCAACAGGGCGCGGATCTCGAGGAGGTCTACAAGACCATTGAAGCCGTGGGCTCCCACATGGTGCTGCATTTGCAACGGCTTTCCCGCAGCCCCGCTAGGGCTCGCGAGGTGCAGATGTTTACGGAGCGTGTGCAGCAACTCGGAAAGCTCGCGGATCAGCTGGCGAAGCAACTCCAGGAACAAGCCCCGCAAGAGGCCCCCCAACAGCAGCAGAATCCAGAGCTCACCCTGAAGCTGCAGGAGGCTCAGGTGGATATGCAGATCAAGCAGGCCCAAGCCGCGCAGGACATGCAGATCAAGCAGGCTATGGCTGCGCAGGATCTCCAGATCAACGATGCTAAGAGCGCCCTGGAAGTCAAGAAAGCCATGGCCCAGGCGATGACGGCCGTCAAAAAATCCACGCTCCCAGCAGGCTAAATGGTTTGACACTCGGGAAGGTTTAGTCAAAGGTATCTCCAATCTCGATGTCAACGCTCACGATCGCTTACGTAACGAGCCGTCTTAATCCACGAATCGAATGGTTCTTTGATTCGCTGGCGCTCCGGTTGCAGGAGACTCCGCACCTGCCGACGATCCGAGTCGTGGTTGTCGACTACCACCACGCCAAGAGGTCCAAGGACCAGTTCCTGAAGCTGGTTCCAAAAGCGGTCGATGAATTTTTCCACGTGCCCCCCAAACCTTGTGTTTGGCAGGGTCCGCACAGGCTGACTAACGAGGACTACTTTGCTGCGGCCAACACCCGCAACACAGCCCTCTGTTTGGCTCCGGACGGCTACATAGCCTACGTGGATGATCTGTCCATCCTGATGCCTGGGTGGCTCACCCGGGTCAACCTAGCGATCCTTGGAGACTACGTCGCCCTTGGGGCTTATAAGAAGCTCAAGGCGATGGTGGTCGAGAAGGGCAAGCTAGTGAGCGCAGAGGACCATCCTCCAGGTGTCGATTCCCGCTGGCGATACGGCAACGTGTCTATGGCCGTTCCTGCAAATGGCTCCTGGATGTATGGCTGTTCAGTGGCCCTTCCCGTGTCCGCGCTGCTTGAGTGCAACGGATGGATGGAGCTCGGAGACACGACGGGCATGGGTGGGGAAGACTACCTCACAGGGATGCTGATTGAGCGAAACGGGTATCATTTCAAATACGATCTATCGATGCTCACGCTGGAGTCTGAGGAAGCGCATCACGAAGAGCCACCGCTCAAACGAATCATCGAACGCGGATACCACCCTGACGATTCCTCGGTGGCCTTGCTAAACATCGTGAAGAACTCGGACATCAAAATGCACCCGGGCTACGTGAACATGCGAGAGATGCGTGCGGAGGTGCTTTCAGGTAAACCCTTCCCCATCGTTCAGATCCCCGAGCACAACTGGTATTCCGGTAAACGCCTGAGCGAGTATTGATATGGACGACCTACTGCAACACCTTCGGATCCTGGATTCTGTCGACGGCAACGGCCGTAAGATGGAGGGATGGTGCTCCTACGAGAAAGCCCTTGCTATGGCCGAGCTCGTCATCGCCACCAAGCCCAAAATCTGCGTCGAGTTAGGTGTGTTCGGGGGACGATCCCTCGTAGCCTTGGGCATAGGGATGCAACGAGCTCAGTCCGGAGTGGTGTATGGCGTAGACCCGTGGACGAAAGAAGCTGTCACTGACGGGCACATGTCCGATGCCGACCGCAAGTGGTGGTCTGAATTGGATCTTGCCGGGATCTACGCGTCGTGCGTGGAAGCCATCCATCTGTCGAAGACTTCCCGATATGTTCGCCTGCTGTGCTGCACCTCAGACAAAGCCGCGTTCAATTTTGGGTCCGAGGAGATCGACATGCTGCACATCGACAGCAACCACTCCGAGAAGGTCTCTTGCGGAGAAGTTGCAATGTGGTTGCCAAAAGTCCGCCCTGGTGGATTTGTGTGGTTTGACGACATCGACTGGCCGACGACGCAGCGAGCCCTTGCGATGATGGACAAGCAGTGTGAACGCGTGAAGGATCTGGTCACCAAGGACGGTGCTTGTAGGCTCTACGTGAAGTCATGAAGGACAGCCCCTACACGCACCTTGAAATCACGGACAGGCCCAATGCGCTGCCCATAGACGAGCAGACTAAGTGGCCTGCGGGGATCTTTCCTATCCCGACGTCTAACGACGTCCGCTACTTCAACTGCTCTTTGGCGCGGCGTTCGGATGGTCTGTGGTTGTTTGCTCGTAGGGCCAGGAACGTCAAAGGCGACTGGATGGGGATGAACGACGTCGTGGCTCTCAAGCTGCGAGAGCTGACCAACACGGTCCAAGGCATGGTCGAAGTGCTGTTCCCCAAGGTCTACAAGGGTGAGCATTTCGAGGATCCCCGGGTGATGTGGATGAACGGTGCTCTGTGGATCTCCTGCACGACGTTCATTCCTCGCATGTTCCACGGGGCGCACCAGAGGCTGTGCAGACTCGACGAGAGGTTTGGTGCCAGCCGTCCAATTTCTCCTGTGTTCGGTGGGAACGGAGCGTCCCCATTGATGCAGGCCCAAAACCATGAAAAAAACTGGCTGTGGTTTGAGCACGACGGTAAGCCTCACATGGTTTATCGACACACACCCCATCAGGTGGTCGAATGGCCGGACTATTTCGAGTTCCGAAACCCAGTGGTTCACGACTCACGATTTGCAAACCCCCGATGGTGCCACGGAGAGCCCCGAGGAGGCACACCCCCGGTTCGCGTCGGGGACGAGTATTGGTCTTTTTTCCACTCCTCCCTCCCGTGGCGTCCCCCTAAACGTCAGTATTTCATGGGCGCATACGCCTTTGAAGCCAAGCCCCCGTTTCGCATCACACGAATGTCTTTGCGACCCCTTCTGGCGGGGTCAGTAGCCGATCCTTGGGCTGAAGGGCTTCCTTTGGTAGTGTTCCCCTGCGGAGCGTTGCTTGAGGACGGCCGATGGATTGTGACGATGGGGATCAACGATTACCGCTGTGGGTGGATCGAGATCCCGCACAACGAACTTGAGCAGCTTACCGATTATGTGGAGCCTTTTTAAGAAACCAAAACGTAAAGTCATGACGCAGGAGGAAGTCCCACCGCCGTCACTGGCTTCTGTGGTCGGGACTGTCCCAAGCTACGCCGCGTGGCGACAGGACAAGGACCGTGTTGCGATCTCGGTGCGTGTGCTTTCGACTCCAGAGCATCGAGAGATGCTTCAGGTGCTGCGAGCAGACCCAGTCCACAAGAGCTTCAGCACACCCCTGGCTAGTGCCGAAGCAGCAGCAGCTGCCTACTGGTTGCGCCGAGGATACGACCTAGCTTTGGACAGTCTAGAAAAGCTAGGAGAGTTGGCTCCCGCGACTAAGAAAGAACCCGAACCCACGTTTGAACCCGAAGATTGATTATGGAAGACTCACCATTCAGAACCGCTTTTAAGGGTGCGATTGCCGCCCAACAAGCCCCTGCCGCGCCGTCTACCGATGGCGGTGCGCCGTCCACCCCTGCCGTTGCGGCTGTGGCTGCACCAGCGACCCCACAATCGCCACCGACAAAGGTCAGCGCAGCCCCGGCAGCAGATGGCGTCGATCCCGATATGCCCAAGGAGATCGCGTCTGAGGAGGGTAAGAAGACGTGGAAAACTTGGAAGCAGCAGCATGAAGCCGTGGTCAAGGAGAAGGAGACGCTGGCATCCGAGCGAGAGTCTTTGAAGGCTGAACTCGCAAAGGCCAAGGCAGAACCTGTTCAGAACCCCGAGGAAATCGCGGCGTTGAAGACCCAGCTCCAGGAGTTGCAGGTCAAGCTCCGCATGAAGGACGTGGAAGCCGATCCCGAGTGGCACAATACCTACGTGCGACCCGTGGAGGCTTTGGTCAAGCAGGCCAAGACCCTAGTGCCTGCGGAGCTTCAGAAGGCTGTCGAACGTGCGCTTTCGGAGTCCGACATGTCTGAGCAGGTATCCCAGCTGGAAGCTCTGTCTGACGGCCTATCCCCGGTCAGGATCTCGCAGCTGGCTACGATCGTTGCCCAGGTCGCCAACATCCGTTCTGCAGCCGAGGCTCGCAAAGCCGACTCTGCCGCGCTGGTGAAGGATTACGACCAGCACATGACCGCTCGCCAGCAGGAGCAGGCCAAGCAGCAGCTGGCGCAGCAGGAGCGAGCCATAGGGACGCACCTGTCTAAGTTCCAGGAGCAGCATGAGATCTTCAAGGACCCCAAGGTCCAAGAGGAAGTGCGAGGTCTGCTGCTTGGGGAGAACACCCCCGACACGTTGATCGAGTCGGCGCATTACGCGGCCATCGGTCGACGCGCAGCCGATGAGTTAAAGACGCTGCGGGAGAACAACGCACGACTGGAAGCGGAGCTCGCAAGGATCGCAAAGGCCCGTCCTTCAACCACAGGGGCTGCTGCGCCTGCCGGGGCTACTGCTGACACAGATTCCCCACGCAGTTTCACCGGGGCCGTCAAAGCGGCTCTGGCTTCGGCCCGTTAAATTCACTCTTGCCAAGAGCATAGGGTAGGAGTAAGGAAGAGCCAGTGGATCGCTCCCCGTGGTCCGCTGGCTCTTTTTGGTTTAACCCGAGATGACCGCCGGGACGTAGGCAGCGAGCCTTAGGGGATAGGCTGAAGCCTGGATGGCCGCAGGCAGAACGGTAGGGATCTTGCACCGCAGGTGCTCGACGACCCATACCAGATCAAACCTCGTTTGATTATCTGCTTTTATGAGCTGTCCCAATATCTTCGACGCTTTCCGCGTTGCCACAGAATACCTCGGCCCCGAAGTCTACCGACTCGCGGCATTCACTGACCCCTGGCTGAATCTTATCCCCCGCAGCACGTATGCTGCGAACACGGGGTTGACGCACTCTGTCTTTCGGGTCAATCGGTCTGAACCCACCAACGACACTCCGACCTGGAGCACCATCACCCTAGCCAACGGCGGCAACGGTGGGGCTTGCGACGTCACTTACACGGACGTCTCCGTTGGTTTCGATGAGTTCACCTACTCTCCCGAGCGGTATGCTTGGAAGGGTCCGGTGTTCTGCAAAGACGACCTCTACTTCGATCACGATCCCGACACGTTCCTGACGGGCTATGTCGACAGCTTGGCCGACCGCGTCCGCAAGGACATCGCCAACCGCTACGAGAGTCAGTATCGCCAGCGAGTGCCGATCTACGTCGCCCAGTCCAACTTCAACCAAACCTACGGCCCGTCCACCACGTTGACGGCTCCTGCGGCTACGTCGGAGTTGACCCAGGAGATGTTGGACACGGTCGCAGCAAACCTGATCTACGAGCGAGCCACCAACCCCGATTCGGCTGGTTACATCTCCCTCGGGCCTGACGGTCCCATCTTCTCGTTGGGTATCGGCATGGAAGCCTCCCAGCTTCTGAGCTTGAACAACAGCGAGTTCCGACAGGACCAACGCTGGGCCGAGCCTTCGATGCTGATGAAGCGGATTGGGGCTACCAAAGTCCTCAAGAACTTCCGTCACGTCATCCTGCCGCTGCCTGCTCGCTACACCCACGATGGCACCAAGTATGTCCCTGTGTCGCGCTTCGCACAGCAGGCCGCGACCAAGGGCTACCGCACGGTGGTCAACGACACATGGATCAGCCCGACTGGCGCTCCGTACGAGTCTGCCTACGTCCTCTCCCCTTACGTGATGACGAGCGAGCTGATCGCTCCTCGGAACACGGTGGGTCCTGTCACCTTTGGTGAGCAGACCTTGGGTGAGTGGATCTGGAAGACAGGCCCTGAGGCTCTTGCTCAGGAGTCCGGTGACGCCTGCGTCGATCCGTTCCATAAAAAGGGACGGCATTTCGCCGAATTCATGCACGCGTTGCGCCCCGGTGCGCTCGTTCGTTCTGGCGCGGTCATCTTCTTCAAGCGATGTCCGACTAACGCCTACAGCACCGTAACCTGCTCGTAAGCTACTAATCACGGGCTCCTGCGAATCTAACCTCGCAGGAGCCCTTCCTTAATCGCCATGTCGGGAAACCCATCATTCTACGGAGACGGCTCAACGCAGAACCGTCACGATACCGAACTCGTTTCCCTTCAGAAGATCCTCGGGCGCGTCAACAATCTTCTCAGTCTATTCTCTCCCGTGAGCACCACCAATCCTTCATTCTTCCCCGAGGGGTCAACCGCTCGAAAGTCGGATACGCGGTGGAGGATACTCCAGAAAATCAACGGTGGTCTTGGGAACCTGGAAACGGCGATTCTCGCCACAGGAACCCCCAGCAGTCTTGGATTTTTCAATGTCGCAACGGTTGCAGCCCTTCGCACCTTGGCGACGGTAGTCACCAACAAAGCCGCTACGGTCCAGTCGAACACGACTGCCGGGGACGGCATGGGTGGCTTGTATTTTTGGGCTTCCGGTAACACAGATGCGGACGATGGTATCTCCACGATTCGGCCTTCGGATTACACGACGGGCGGCACTTGGAAAAAGCTTGTATGAAGAAGTTTATTGCATTGGCTTTCTTGTGGGTGGTTGGGCTTAGTGCTCAGACCAAGTTCGTCAAGTCCGTACCAACTCTTGCCGAGTTGGTTGCACTTAATCCTGCGGACATCCATACCAACGTGATGGTAAACGCCTACTGGATTGGAAACACCAATTCCATCGGGGCAATCTTCCAGTATGTTCCGACGAGCACGGACACTACGAACACGACCACGGTGTTTAAGCCCACCAGCTACAACGGACGATGGATCCGAGTTGAGCTCCCGGCCAATCCTGGATCGGCTACGCAACCTGGATTTAGGTTCCTAGGAGACGACAACACAGGTATCTACACCAGCGGTGCTGACGCCATAGACTTCTCCACCGGGGGCTCTCGTCGGTGGGGGATAACGAGCACAGGCGTGCTGCAGGCCCAGGGAGGTCAGTCCATAAGCACCACCGCGTCTTCCCTCACGTTAAGTCCTTCTGGGAGCGTCGTCTTATCCCCCGGGGGTAGCTCCAAATGGACGGTCAATAGTGCTTCGGGAAACATCATAGGAACGGCTGGCTATGGGGGTATCTACGGAGGGTCGGGTGTCCCCCTTTCCTTGAATTCGGGTTCGGGGACGGATGCGGTGACGATGACAATCAACGGCACGGAGGGAGCTAGGCTCGCTACAACGGGATACCTAGGTGTTGGGACTACGGGTCCGGATCGTAGGGTGGATTCGCTGGACGCCAACAATTTGCAGTATCGGGCTACGTTCACGGACGGATCAGTGTATTCTGATTGGGGCACACTCAGCACAGGAGCTACACTCTCGACGAATAGTGCTGGACATAGAACCACATCCACCACCGTCAACGACACAGCCGTCCTCGCTCGTCAAGTGCAAGGAGGTTTGGCGTTTGATGGGGTGACGACGACGGCATCCGATAGTCACTATATTGGTTCCGACATAGGAACTAGCGACATGTCGCTCAGTGTTACGTTTTTAGTTCCAACTGTAAATCCATCAATAGTTTCAGGAATTGCGTATCTATCATCATCATCAACTAGTGGAAATGTGGCGAGATCTCTGTATATCAGCATTGACGCCAGTGGAAATTTACAGTGTGTGCTAAACGGATCGTCATCATCGTTATTCGTCTATAAGACTACTCCGATAGTGTCAGTATATGGTGGAAAAATAATTACTGCAACGTTTGTGAAAAACGTTTCTGCGGTAACAATGACTGTCTACATCAACGGGGTAGCTTTGACTTTATCTGATGTCAATTCCGCTACACCTCCGACTTGGGCGGACCAAATCCTAAGTTCTTATTTTAATCTGGGAAGGCTTACCACATCTTTTTACGCATACAGTGGTTCAATCTACTCCGCCACACTCTTCAACCGCGCATTGTCTGCTTCTGAGGTTGTGACGTTGGCGAATCAAGGTGTGCAGGAAGCGGATAAATGGGGGAGTTTGACGCCTACATACAATTCAAACAGAGCAGGTGGATTTGATACTGGCACAGACAGTTTTACTGCCGATGGGACAACAATTGCTGGAAACGTTGATGGAATCGGCGGTCAAGATGATAATTTAAGTATAACATCTACGGCAACAACCGGAAATCATCGCGCATTCCGTGTAGTAAGTCTTACAGTGGGTAAGAAATATCGGGTAGCTTTTTCGTATTACATGTCGGCTTCCACGAATGCGTTTGCCAAACAATTGAATATCATACCATTTAGCGGTAACGCATACCCAATAACATCACCCGCAGAAGCTACGTGGACAACGGTGACGCTTCCTGACTTTACCTATACGGGTATTGGAACTACTCTTATCGTTAGGATGGCCGATAACTCGGGTAACACAACCTTTACGGGTAACGCAACAGACGTGGTTTACGTTCGAGGAATAACTGTAACTCCAATCGGCTCCATCCTCGACGCCGATCTTTCCGCAGGCGTTGGTTATCAGGTGCCGGATCGCTCCTCCAACAAATACCACGGCGTTGTGAGCGCGACGGGAACGGCGTGGACGCTCCCTAACAGGCGCGGCCAGATCCGCTACACCACGACGGGCGCGACCACCGGAGCATTTCAACTGCTCTCCAGCACGGCGATTCCGGCTAACGCGCTGATCCAATCTATCGTGGCCTGGAGTGCTGGCACCCCACTGGTCTACGTCGGAAACGCCACGGGCACATCGAACATCGCCGTTCACACAACTCTTGCGGCGTCCACCTACACGAAGCTGGCGCTCACGAACGACTTCTCTACCACTGGCAACCTCTGGCTGAACAAGTCCGCCACAAACGAAGTGAACTTGACCGTCAACTACATGATCGCCGACCCTTAAAACTATGAGCGCAAACATTGTTCCTATCGAACCCTACAGCTACGGGCCACGGGGTGAGGCTACTCAGCTTCAGGTGAAGTCCTTCACGGGCGCTGTGTTTGGCTATGTGACGTTCTCTACGTCCGTGCAGAAGGAAGACGGGACCGAGCTGGACACGGCCATGGTCAACGTCACAGCGGAGCAGTTCCAGACCTGGATCGACGACGCGGAGTTCTTCCGGCTGATAGCTTCTCTGGCTGGGTTCACCCCCATCTAGGCCATGATCAACGACGACACACAAATCGTCGGAAGGCAGAAGTCCGAGAGCCAAATAGGCGGTGTCTCGGTTCGAGGGTGGATCGTCTCGATGGTGATGGGGACGATGTGTCTGCGAGAGTTGGCTACGGTAGCGGCTGCGATTTACGAGCACGTCCCTGTGGAACAGGTTAAGGAACCGTTTTATGGAGTCGTGCTGCTCGTCATCGGATTCTACTTTGGACAGAAAACCCCAACGCAAACCAATGCTAAACCCTAAGATTTCTGTGGCGGTGTCCTGGACTGGCGCACTCGCTACATGGACGTTGCATGAGGTTCAGCAAGGGATCTCCATCACGGTGGGGATACTGACGATCATCTACACGTCCTTGCGGATTGAGTCTTGGGTGAACGCCTTCAGAACTTCAGGAAAGAGAAAGCGAAAGTCATGCGAAAACGATTGATTCTTGCCGTGGTTGCGCTTCCTTTAGTGGGATGCTCGACCTTCACCACAAAGCAACTCGATGAATCCAACGCCGAAACCGGACTCAGGAAGATCACCACGACCGTTAAGGTCCGCACGTTCTGGGATTCCAAGTCGGAACTTGCGAAGCTTAAAGCAACCTCGACCGACAAGAGCCAATCGGTCGGAGTCGGATCCTTTAACGGAGAAGCCCACGCCACCAACGCAGTCCTAGCGATTGAAGGCGTCGTTCGTGCCGCCGTAGAAGCGGCCGTCAAGTTTGGTGGAAAACCCTAACGACACATGGCATCGACACTACAACCCGTTTCCTGCGCCTGCTGCGAGCCCGAGGTCGCTACGACGACCACCACATCGTCGTCTGGGGCGTTGCTATCCTTCGCGTCGATGGCGGCGTTCTATGCGGCTAACGTGACGGGGATCCCAGCAAACGGTTGTGTTGAGATTTTGGGCTACTACAACCCCGGAGACGGCGGCGGTGGGCTGTTCCGCTACGACCCTCTGGATGTGTCTTCTCCTGACGACGGTGGTAGGATCCTGGTCAACGGCACGCGCAAGTTTAAGCGGGTCATCAACACCACGGACCCCATCCTTCCAGAGTTCTTCGGTGCCGTCGCTAACGTAGCCACCCAGGCGCAGGCCGTGATCAACACGGCGGCGTTCCGCAAGTGCGTAGCCTACTACAACCGCATCGATGCTCTGGGTGCTGCGGGATACCCTGACGCCTCTGCTTCCCCCTCGGCCTACACCTACTACATCGACAACGACATCCGCGTCACCAACGGGACTCGCATTCGTGGCGCTGGCAAGGGACGCACGTCTATCAAGCTGCTCGCCAACAACGCCCAGGTAGCTGCGCGGGTTGCTGCTGGCAACGGATACTTTTACGCGATCATCGAAACCAACACGGCAGCAGACGCTCTCGTTGGCGAGGTCTACGGCTTGCCCTACGGAAAGTCTGACAACGTGGTCGTCGAAGATCTGACGCTCGACGGCAACGCGAGCAACATTGCGGCGAACCGATGCACGATCCAAGGCACCGATGTTCGCGGGTGCAACTTCAACTGCCGACGCGTGCTGGTGACGGGGGTGTCGAGCTCATCCCCAGGATACAGCGGAACTGAGTGCTTCCCGATCTTTGCGACGTTCCATGCGGACACTACCGATGCCACGGGTCACAAGGTCGTGGATTGCGAAGTGACGGGCGCGGCCGACGGTGGAACTGCTGGCGGCGGTCGTGAGATCTCTGCGATCACGTTGAGCGGACGCTCGGGGTTGCTTGCTCGAGGCATCGTGGTAACCGGATGCTGGGTTCACGATATGACGATCACGGCGAGCCAACCGAGCAGCTTGCACGGCATTTCGCTAGGCTACTCTGAGGGGTCTCAGATCATCGGCAACGTGGTGTCGGACTTCGACGGCGCGGCAGTTTACATCGACACAGGGACGCTCAAGGAGTCGATCGTTGCGGACAACCTGTTCGATCAGGTTCGCTTCGGGGTCTACTACGCCTGCACACATTCTGGGGGCGGCGTCGGTTCGATCTACGTCGAGGACGCGCTGATCCACGACAACATCATCAACCTCATCTCGACGTCGAGGTCTGTGGACCCAGGCGTGGCTTTCTACGGGGTGGTGCTTGGCGTCAATGCTGGCGTCACGGAGCTTGTATTCAACCGCCTTGTGGTGCGCGAAAACACGGTCTATGGGACGGGTTTCACGCAGACGATCGCCAATTTGACGGGGGACACTACCAACGCATCCACGCTCGTTACCGGAGTCACGGCTGGAGTGATGCACGCAGGATACTTTGTGACGGGTGCTGGCATCCCAGCCAACGCTACGTGCTTGTTGGAGCCTGGAGCTTTGGACACGTTCTTCTACCTCAGTGCGGCTGCTACGGCTACGGCTACGGGGGTTGCGCTCACGGTAAGTCAGAAATACTACCCTAGAGGGTTCGGGCTGCTTGTCCCGGCTGCGGCCAACTACAGCGGCGTGTTGGTGCAGGACAACGTCTTTGAGACCCCCGATGTAGGCATCCTGACATCCTACTACTTCGCTACGACGCCATACTCTCTGGCTGGGTATTTTGCATTCACCTACTCGTTCGACGCAACCCGCGCCAAGTGGGCGTTCAATCGCAACAAGCTAGGCGAAGCGGTTCCAGCGACCGTCGTCTACTACAACTACTACCCCGCCTTTAAGCTTTTCGGCGGCGGCATCCGCAATGAGACGTTCAACCCGAACGAATGGCCTACAGACATTGACGAATCCTGGTACAACGAAACGACTCGGGCAAGATTTAGCGCCAAGAAGCTCTTCGATGAAGTGCCTTCAGGTGACATCCAGATCGGCATCCTCTACCAAGTTGCGCTCGGGTTGGCTAACACAGACATCGTCGAATACAACGACAACAGTGTAGCCAACTGTGCCACGACGAACACGTCCCCGATCATCACCGTTCCAGATACGGCCCAGTTGGGTTTGCGCTATCTGGTTGAAGGCTCAGGGATCCCGCTCAACAGCTACATCACGGAAATCAACGGTCCTACGACGGTCACGATCAGTCAGAACGCAACGGCTACAGCAAGCCCCGTCACGCTGCGGTTCCTGTGGCGTGCGGCGCTATCGGGCAATCGAGCTGGGGTTTGTAACTACACCAACGCGTCCACTAACGTCACATGTGCGGACACTTCGCTTTTGGGCATCGGTGAAGAGGTCGTGGACGCGGCGTTCCTGAACGCTGGAACCCGCATCTCGGCAATCACGGGTCCGACAGCTTTTACCGTGTCGGCCGCAGCCATCGCTACAGGAAGCTCGACGCCTTACATCAATCCCGCAGCGGGTGCCCTGGGCAACGGAGGAACTTTCGACGGCATCAACGGAGAGAGCACCTACACGGCAACCGGAGTCGCCAAGGTTTACGAGCACGTCTCCTATTCTTGGCAGATCGAGGGCAGCGACATTTGGCAATATGGGTCGGCTAGCACCTATGTTTCTGCGGCGATTCTCGACCGGGATCGCATGTTCTACGGCCACTTCTCTGTGGTTTTCGGGACCGACGATTCGGAGAAATACGTCTACCTCCCGGACCCTGCGGACTACGCAGGACGAGAGTTCTTCCTGGTCGTCAAGAAGGGCGCGACTACGGGAGCCCGAGCGATCAATCTGCGCGTCGGAACCCCGTCAGCTTACAACGTCAACAAGCTGCTGGCTCCCGGTGTAGAGTTCGAGACCGACGCTTCAGGCTACGTCAACACGGTCCCGCTTACTCGGCCCACTACGGGGGTTGCCCTGTCCGGTATCCGACTCCGCGCCCAGGTCGACGGCCTCGGGTGGATGCTCCAGGCACGCAGCTACGAGGCTGAGAGCAAGACCACGTTCACTCCGGTTACCACCGCGACAACGGCTACCCTGCTGGACTCCAACCACCAGCTCGAGGGCGTTGTTCAGGTCATCTTCGACACGACGGACACGGATAAGTCTGTTGCGTTGCCTGCCCCATCCGCAGCCTACGCTGGTCGCAAGTTCAAGCTGATCGCCTACAAGAGCGCAACGGCTGGATCTCGTAAGGTTTCCCTCGTCGTCAACGGCGGTGGGTCCACGATCTTGAATCCGTTCACCTCCACGGTGGTCGCCAGCTACGTGCTTTGCAATGTCGCCACGGGGGTCGTTGCGTGCGGCGTGGACCTGTTCTGCGATGGCACCAACTGGATCGTAACCCCGATAGTGCCCCTCCAGGTGTCCGAGGCATACACGGGTGGGTCAAGCTACGCTCTGACGAACGCCTACGCCAACGTCACTTTCGGAGGCTCGGCCCAGTCCGTTTCGCTCCCGATCCCAGGAACCTATCTGGTGACCTATTCGTATGGCGTTGCAGGCCCTTCTGCGGTAGCCCCACACCCCGTATACTCCAGGCTCAACGACTCTGTCGCGGGAGCCATTGCTAAGTCCGTTGCAGGATCCACTCCGCAGGACAAGGACGTCGACGACAGCGATCAAGTCACCAAGACGTTTATATACACCAGCACCTCGGCGCGGACGCTGACGTTGCAGGCGTATCAAGACACAGCAGCGACGGCTACTATATACAGTGACTATACATACGTAGGAGCTGTGCTGTTGAACCAATCCTGATGCTCGCTAACGCCAACATGGTTCTCGATGGGTTTCTCACCCTGGAGCAGGGTGTGGACAGCGGGAAGTCCCCGTCTTTGGTGGGCTCCAATCAGGCGGCGTATTCGCTCAACCTAACCTATCGTGGGGGATTCCCTACAACGCGCCCCGGTTGGATTACTCGGGACGACGACTGGGAAAGCGCAACGCAGAGATCCGCGTTCAAGACCGGGAAATTCCAGGGCGCGGGCGTCTACCATCCAGACTTCGGTAACGACGATCTCTTTGCGTCGGTGTCCGGTAGGATCTACCGATTCGTGTGGGGCGCGGCAAACACATGGACTGCCATGGATGTGACGCCGGGGATCACCGACGTCGACCCTGTAGGAGACCCCAACCCATCGCTGCTCCCTAAGGCCACGTTCTGCCAAGCGGAGAACTTCCTCCTGATTCAGGACGATTTCTCAACCTGCTTGATCTGGGATGGGTCTGTTCTACGCAGAGCGACTTATGGAGAGGTGCCGATCGGAAGCGTGATGACCTACGGTATCGGCCGTCTGTGGGTGGCTAGGGGGAACGAATACGTCGGTGGCGACATTGTGGGCGGTCCCAGCGGAACTGAAGCCAACGCCTATCGCGATTCGGTGATCAAGTTCACAGAGAACACGTACATTGCGGAGGGTGGTGCGTTCTCGGTCAATGGCAACATCACGTCGCTCACTTTTGTTTCGGACCTTGACACGGCGACGGGTGAAGGATTCTTGACCATCTCAACGCTTGATCGAGTCTACACCAACCGTGTCCCTGCCGATCGGCTATCCTGGAAGGATTTCTCAGAGCCCATCCAGAAAGTGATCCAACTCAACTACGGTGCTGCGGGAGACCGTTGCGTGACGGCCGTAAATGGGGACCTCTACTACAGGTCCACAGACGGAGTCCGTTCCTTGGTCATGGCGATCCGCAGGTTCCAGGAGCCCGGGAACACCCCGATCTCTGCCGAGGTGACACGACCCATCGAAGCGGATGATGTGTCCTTGCTCAACCACGCGTCCTCGGTGCTGTTCGACAACCGCCTGCACGTTACCGTCTCCCCCTACCGGACATCGAGCGGTGTGTGCTTTCAAGGCGAGGTGGTCCTAGACTTCGACATCGTCTCAGGCATCCGCAACAAGCTCCCTGCGGCTTGGGAGGGCGCGTGGAGTGGTCCCCAGATCTTGCAGTTGCTCAAGGCCCGTATCAACGGCGTCGATCGCCTGTTCGCGTTTGTGCGAACCAGCGCGGGAGAGATTGCCATCCAAGAGCGTAGCGTTGAAGAAACCACCGATGACGGTGAGTCTATCTCGTGGTTCCTGGAGACGTGCAGCTTCAAGGCTGGCTCTGCCCTGGAGTTGAAGAAGCTCTCGGGCGGTGACCTTTGGATGGATCGTATCGACGGCGACGTAGCGATGTCCGTGAGCTTCCGTCCCGACCAATACCCCGGCTGGGTAGCGTGGCACTCCTGGACTGAATGCACCACGGTTGCGGACTGCTTGCTCGTCGGTGGGTGTCTTCCCATGCTCAACCGTCAGCAGGGCTACTTCTCAAGGCGCAAGCTGCCCGAGCCTACGGAGTCGTGCAATTCGTATGCGGGTCGGCCATTCCGACTGGGCTACGAGTTCCAGTTCAAGATCCAAGGGTCTGGTCATTTGCGCTTGCGTAACTTCCGCATGATCGCCAACAAGGTGATTGACAACCCCAACGGTGATTGTCCTGGAACATCGACGTGTCAGCTGCTAGAAACATGCGCGGGTATGGATCTGTGATATGCCAATCAATCTTCCAATCCACCTCAATCCGTTCTCGTTTCCGTCAGGCTATTGCCCGACGTCGTGGAACCAGTTCGTCGCTGACTTCGTTGCTCGCACCACGGGATACCTAGAGGGAAGCTACAACACGTTCAACTACGGGCAGACTGCACCTACGGACCCGAACGATCGGATGAAGCCGTGGTTGAAGTTAGACACGAACGGGTTCCCCGTATCCTGGTATGTGTGGGTTGGCAACACGGTCGCTGCTTGGGTGTGGCCGCACGAGATCCAGGCGGGTAGCGGCTTTCGTCAGATCTACACAGGACTGCCTGCAACCATCGACACGCTTGATGGTGGGGAAGCTGGCGCTGTTACGGATTCCTCAGGTCCTTTCTGGGCAATCGACTCTGTGTTTGAGGCACGCTCTCCGATGGGTGTTGCTGCGGTGATCCCGGGGACGGCTACCCCCTTTCCGGTGACTACCAACTACGGCGAGGCGCAGCACACGCTCACCCTTGCGGAGATCCCCGACCATACCCATACGATTTCGGCAACGCCACCAACCTACGACATCAACGGAGCTAGCACGCGTACGTTGTTTGGCACGGGCGACTACTTCACGACAACGGGCAACACTGGAACATCTGGCGGTGGCGACGAGCACAACAACGTGCACCCTGTGATCGCCGTCTACTTCCTCAAGCGCACGGCGCGGATCTACAGGAGGGCCTCTTGAAGAAGACCCTTGGAGACGCGAAGCGAGAGCGCATACCCGAGCAGCTGTCCCTGTGTTCGGACAGCCCTAAGGTGGTCGCCTTTATCAACGAGGCGCAGCAGCGTTTGCTCCAGCGTCCCGAAAAGTTCTGGGGCACCTACGCACGCTACCGTTGCAACGTCTACGACAAGTGCCTCACATGGCCCCGGCATTTTGCTACGCTGGAACTGGCTGCGGTCAACAACACCCCTGTGGTGGTCCGCAACCTCTGGTTCGAGTTCTTGGAGTCTGGGTGGGGCATCCGAGACTGCGACTCCTGCGATCTTCAGATGCTCGACAAAGGCAACGCTGCGGCGTTTGAGGACATCTGCGGATCCAACAAGAAGATCAAGGTCTATTGCGACGTCACCGAAACCGCAGGCTCGCGCATCTTGCTCCAGGGTTACGACCAGAGCGGCAACTGGATCCGAACGATGGACGCAGGCAACTGGGTGGACGGGGAATATGTTCTTCTCAACGCCGTCACGCCGCAGATGACAGTCAACGTATTCAGCGCATTCACGGGTGCCATCAAGCCGCTGACCAACGGAACGGTTCGACTTTACGAATACGACACGACGCTTGCCACGCAGCGTCCGATCGCGATCTACGAGTGGGACGAAGAGGTACCCAACTATCGACGGTCCTTTATCCCTGGGCTGACGTTCAACGCCACCACGGGCTATGCCACGGTTGAAGTGATAGCCAAGCTCGACCACATCCCCGTCCGCAACGACAACGACTATCTGATCATTGGAAACATCCCAGCCTTGAAAGAGATGTGCCTTGCGATTAAGCACTACGAGGAGAACGCGGTGCAGCTCGGCCAGCTGGCTGAAGGTCGTGCCGTGCAACTGATGAAGAACGAAGCCCGTCACTACGAAGGTGCTGGTAAGGTCGTCCCTCTCCGCATGGAGGGCTCGACGTGGGGTGTAGGCAACATGCCGCAGGTTTATTGATATGGGACCGCTCGCACTACTTGGAATCGGCGCAGGAACCTCTTTGCTAGGGGGCCTTTTCGGCTCGGGCAAGAAGGTCAAAGTCCCGCAGTATCAGCGGACGGACATCTCGGGCGAGCAGAAGAAGGCCGTCGAAGGCAACCTCGCTATCCTGCCCGAGGCTGAGAAGCTCGCCACCAAGACCAACCTTTTCAACCAATCCCAGCTGATGGCCTCGCTGCGTGGTGCCGTCCCAGGCATCGACGCCATCCAAGAGCAGGCTTCTGAGAACTTGGTGAGCCAGTTGCGCGGAGAGATCCCCAAGGACGTCCAAGAGCAGATCCAACGCTCCGGCGCAACCAAGGCCCTTTATGGTGGGTTCGGGGGAAGTGCCGCTGGCCGGAACCTCGTTGCTCGGGATCTCGGTCTGACCTCCCTGGCGATCGCCGATAAGGCCCTGGATAGCACAAGCCGATGGATCGCTACAGCCAAGAACACGATGGTAGCCCCGCAGCTGGATGTCACTTCGATGTTCGTCACCCCGTCTCAGCGGATCGCGATCACCCAAGCCGACAACCAAGCGGAGTTCGGCCGAAACATGTCGGCGGCAACGGTGGCTGCACAGCCTGATCCTACGATGGCTGCACTTGGTGGAATGCTGAGTCAGGTTGGAGGGTTTGCTGTCGGTAAAGGCTTGGGTGGCTTGACGAGCCCTCCCCCAACGGCTCCGTCCACGGGCGGTCTTGAGTGGGGCTCGATGCCTAGCGCACCGTCCTTTGGTGGCAACAGCGGCTACAACACGGCCGTCACGCAACCTTTCGGTTGGAACATCGGCGGGGCGTCCCCGTGGAACAGCAACGGATTCTACACCCCGCAAGTCGGAAACCCAACCCTCATGGGGGCTTAGTTATGGCGAACGAATTTTCGGCAGGCTTTGGTCAGGGTTTGCAGTCGGCGCAATCCGATCGCGAATACCTCATGCAGAAGGCACGGTTCGACGCCGAGGCTCCGATGCGTGCCGCCCAGATCTCTTTGCTCGGTTCCCAGGTCAGGAGCGCCAACACCCGCGCCGTCACGGAAGCTCTCGCAGCGGAGAACGCCGTCAAGGCCCAGGAGAGCATGGCCGAGGCGTTGGACTTCTCCAGCCAAATCGCGGGTCAGTACACGCCCGAGAACGAGGCACGGCTCTATGGGTTTGTGAAGCAGAAGCCCTGGCTTGCGAACACCCCGTGGTTCACAGGGATGGCGAAAGACTTCGATACGTCTAGGACGTTGCAAAGCCGGGAAGACTTGCTGACTGACAGACTCAATTACGAGCGTCTCAACCGCGAGAAAATCATTCAGGGTCAGATGGACATCGAGAAGTCCAAGGAGGCTGCTCGAACGGCCCTTGAAGCAGACAAGGCTAAGGCTCGGGCGGATCTTGAGGAAGAGAAATCCAAAGGCAAGAAGGAGCCCTCGGCGTCGTCCAAGCTGGTCAACGAACGTGCCGGGATCGCAGCACTTCAGAAGGAAGGTTACACATACGCGCAAGCTCGCAAGAAGTATCAGTCCATGTCGGAGCTTGAGGCCCTACCTCCTGAGGATCCCCGAAAGACGTTGGAAGCGTTCTACGAAGCCCGAAAGTCGGAGCCTTCGTTGACCTATGAGCAGTTCACTGGGGAGCCCCGAGCAGCTAAACCAGCAGCTGCACCCAAAGGCTTCAAGGTCGTCCGCAAGTTTGACTTCACGCCGACGACCAAATAGGCTCCTTTGCAATGCCAAAGTATCTCGATGTCGATGGGGTTGGAGTCGTCGAGTTCCCCGACAACGCTCCTGACGAGTTCATCTCGGAGACGATCCGTCGAGAATACCCGAACGCCAAGGGTGCTGATCTGCTGGCACCTGAAGACGAAGCCCTGACACCCACTCCTGCAGTAACCCCACCTACGGATCGTTGGCTCGCTACGTCCTCCCTGTTGCGCGGCATCGACAACTTGCAGTCCTCCCTCTACGGAGCCGGGGCTGCGGCATCGCAAGCTTTGGGGGCTGAGAACGCACGGGATTGGTTTCTGACGGGCTACCTCCGCAACGTCAAAGAGGCTGAGGAGAATCCCGCGCGGATCAAAGACTTCACGAACATCATCGCCAAAGACGGAGGCATCACGGAGTCCATCTCCCGTGGAGCCACGTATGCTCTTGAAGGTATCTTTGAGAATCTACCCACGATGCTCCCGGCGATGGTGACGGGCGGCGGGGCTGCAATCCTGGCTACCGCTGGCAAGAAAGCCGCGATGACGGCTGCGGGAATGACGGCTGAACAAGTAGCTGCGGCCATCGCTAAACGCAGCTTGATTGCAGGAACTGCCGGGGCGTATGCGGCCAACGCGGCCCAAGAGATCGGTTCCATCACAGGGGACATTTACGAGAAGACCGGAAAGGTTGAGCCAGGGATCGCTGGGATCTACGGGGCTACGGCTGCGGGTCTCGAAACCGCTGCGGATCTAGCAGGTGCTGGCAAGCTCATGGATATTGCGGAGCGCAAGTTCCTGGCAAAGATGCTCGGGGAAGGCGTTGCTAAGGAAGTGTCCGGTAGGTTGTCCACTCGGGTCGCCAAGGGTGCGATCAACCAAGCCGGGGTTGAGAGTCTGACCGAAAGTGTCCAGACGGCCATTGAGCAAGCAGCGGTCTCCCACGCAGATCCCAACACCCCTTTCTGGACGCAGCAGAACCTCAACGCCATTGTCGATTCGGCTCTCAAAGCTGGCGTTGCTGGTGGTGCCTTCGGTGCAGCGACGGGTTTCAGGAAGCCTGCGACTGAGGCAGGAACCACGGTCGAGGACGTGCCGCCACCCACGGAAACCGCAGGCGAAGACGCTGGGATCCCATTGCAGGAGGACCTTACCCGAGCGGACCTTGAAAGAACCGCCATAGATTTGAGCAGGACGGCCCCTCTAACAGCTCAGGCAATACTAGAGTCCATCCCGGCTTCGACCCCTGTTCCTGAGGCTCCTGCTGCGCCTGTCGAGGAAACGGTGACCCCGGCCGCTCCTACGGTCGAGGAGATCAAGCTGGCTGTGGGCGAAGCCCCGGCTCTTGCGGTCGTCAGCGAACCCGACGCCGAGTGGAACGCTCGATCGTTCTTCGATCCCGAAACCAAGGAGCTCACGGGTATTGCGATCAATCAAGCCAAGGTCACCTCCGTTGCCGAGGCCCAAGACGTTTTCGAGCATGAGCTCTCCCACGGTGCGTCCGAGGACGGATCCATCGACAGTCTTTTGCAGACGCTGGCTCCCGAGGAGTCCACAGCCATCGATCAGGACATCGCCGCCCTAGGGTATGACCCCGAGGTTGTCGAGCGCGAGAAGGTGGCCCGTGCCGTGGACACCCTTCGCAAAACCTGGGCTGATCGCGGATGGTTCCAACAGGTGGTCGGCAAGGTGCTGGAGATCGCAAACAAGGCAGGCTTCAGGCTGACCCGACTCGCCGCAGAGTCCATCGCCATCAAAGCCGTTGCAAGGGCACGGACAAAGTTCCAATCAATTTCTCCGCAAGGAGAGGCCGTCACGGAGTCGCTACCTACGACTGTCGTCGGTGCTCCTGGGGTGGTGGCCCCGGGAGTTTCTCTCGAACCGGAGCCCCTCACAGAGGTTGAAGCAGCAGTCCCTGTGGTGTTGCCGATCACGCGCACGGACAAGAAGGGCGTCTCCAAGACCGAGGAGTTGAGACTCCCGGCCGCTAAAATGGAGAAGCTCCACAAAGATCGGTTGGACATGATCAAGAAACTGCGGGATTGTCTTGGGTTATGACGCTCGATGAAGAGGATCTCGATGAGTTGCGTGGCCTCGGTGCAGGGTCTCTCAAGGGCTCTACTCCCGAGGAGCCTGAAGACAAGGAGGACACTCGACTTGCGGAAGCTCTTGAAAAGCTGGCTGAAGTTCTTCGCAATCCGCCTGCTGCGAAAGCTCCTGTGGTCAATGTCTCCTCTCCTACGGTTTCTCCGCAGATCACGGTGAGCGAATCGGTTCGCAAGCCTCAGGCTTGGAGGTTCCAAATCTCGCGTGACCAATTTGGGCGCATGGAGCAAGTTCTAGCATGGCCAACGACAATACCCGAGTAATCAACCCCAACGTCGCCCCCGGTGGAAACGTCATCCGCACGGAGGACATCCAGGGCGTTCAGTTCCAAGCCGTCAAGCTGGTGTTGGGTGCTGTGAATATCGACGACGGCGACGTGTCGAGCTCCAACCCGATGCCCGTATCGTTGGCTTCAACTCCCCTGCCTCCCGGCGCGGCTACGGAAGCCACGCTGAGCGCGATCAACACGAAGACCCCGGCGCTCGGTGCAGCAGCTAAGGCTGCGAGTGTTCCGGTCAACATCGCATCCGATCAAACGGTGCCCGTAGAGTTGTTTGGCACCGACGACTCCGGTCAGATGCGAGCGTTCCACGCCGATACTGACGGACATCTTGAGGTCGCCATCCACGGGCCAAGGACGCCCTTTGGGGCTCTCCACACAGAGCGTCTCCATCCCATATTCCAAGCCGACGCAGTTTACGGTATCAACGCTCAACTCGCGCTAGCCAATACATCCGGATCTGGAGTTGCCACAGCCGAGAGCGGTCTCTTTAAGGTGGCTACCGGGACTACCATCTACTCGTTCGGTGTTGTTCAATCCCGAAAGCGCCTTCGCTACCGCCCAGGCCAAGGATCTTCCGCGCGGTTTACAACAGTGTTTCCTGCGTCCGCAGCCCAGAGTATCCTGGTGGCCGGGGTGGGGCATTCCGAGGACGGCTACTTCATAGGATACAACGGAACGTCTTTTGGGATCTTACACAGCTATCGAGGACGCCGCGAGATCCGAACGCTCACCATCACCACGGGATCCAGCACGGCAGAAAACGTCACGGTGCGACTCAATGGAACGAATTACTCAGTAGCCGTAACAACTGGCGGCAATGTCTACAAAACAGCCTATGAGATTTCTTTGGGGACGTATGCTGGGTGGACCGCAGAAGCTGTTGGTGCCACCGTTGTTTTCATCCGATCCAGCGCAGGTCTCGCGGACACGGGAACCTACACGTTGACGGCGACAACAGCTGTTGGGGCGTTCGCTCAGACACGCGCAGGTGTGGCTGCTACGGATGTGTGGGTGGCTCAGAGCTCTTGGAACGGCGACAAGATGGATGGAACCGGACCCAGTGGCGTGACGCTAGATCCGACAAAGGGGAACATCTGGCGAATCGACATGCAGTATCTAGGGTTCGGCACGGTCCAATTCTTGTGCGAGATAGCTCCGTCAGATAACAACCCCACTTTCGTGGTATGCCACACGATACGTTGGCCCAACTCCAATGCCCTAACGAACGTCCGAAATCCATCGTTTCCGTTCACCTTGGCGGCATACAGCGCGGGATCCACAACCAACCTAAACGTCTATTCAGGGTCTTTCGCGGGGTTTATCGAGGGGGATAAAGTTATGAACGGTCCTCGGATTACCTACAACAACACCATCACAACGGCGGGAGCCGTCAACTACCAAGCCTTGTTCACGGTGCGGAACACGCGATACTACAATGGTGAGGTGAACCAGAGCGTCATAAATTTGATCTCTTTCGCGGCAGCTTTGGAGCACACTCAACCGGGATCCATTTTTCTGATTCGCAACGGGACGCTCGGAGGAAACCCTAACTTTGTAAGCGCAGGCCCGACGTCGTGCGCCATGGTGGACACGGCAGCCACAACGGTAACGCCAGCATCCACCTCAGACCTCTTGATCTCTATCCCGCTACCTAAGATAGGTAGCGTTCAGCTTCCCGTGTTAGACGAGCTGACATTGCAGCCCGGGGAGTGGGTTACGCTCGCCGCTAAGATGTCCAGCGGAACAGCGTCCCACTGCTCGGGGTCGCTCAACACCCGCGAGGACCAATGATCCCGCTCCTGTGGCAATGGTGGGAGGCCCCGATCGTGATCCCGGGTGGGCGTAGCAGGAATCGCCGGGAAGAGCCTGCCCCTTTGCGACCGCCGCCATGGGACGGGGAGGACGAAGATTTTGAAGTGGTAGCCGTGCTGACACGGTGGTTAGATCGAGAACAATGAGAACGCTGCGTGATTGTCTAGAACAGGCGATGCCTCCCAAGGGCAAGCGTCCCTCTGCGTTGTTCAAGTCCGACAGCAAGGCTTTGATGGATCGGATGCAATCCTACGTCAAGGACGGCTACGATCCGCAGAAGGCATCCGTCGCAGCACTCGATTGGTTGGAGAGCCAGATCCGATCCCAGCTCTCCGACGTCTACACCCAGGTCGGCAGGAAACAACAAAATGAAAAAGAAACCAGAAGCCAAGGAAACCAAGAAACACGAAATGAAGGAGCACAAGGCGAAAGCCAAGGGCAAAAAGACGAAGTGCTGCAAGTAGGTCTCTCGCCTGACGAGATCACTCGGGATAGTAGGGTCCTCGACCCTGAGTTGATTCGCCGCCTTGAGTCTGAGCCCAAGATCAAAGCCTTCCGGTCCATGCAGGTTATCGACGGCAAGCTCTACCCCCCAATGTCGGCTAAAGTCGGGGGCGTGCTCCGCGAACCTACCAACATTGGGGAGTGGGTTCAGGCCGACGAGAACCCTGAGCTCATCGACAAGGACGGAAGGTTCAAGCTCGACAAGGGTAACAAGAAATCTGTTCCCGCACGGTACAACCCCTACATACACTCCTCTTGGTCTCCGTTGAACGATCAGTTTTCGGAAGCCTACAACCGCCCAAACTTGGTCACAGTGGAGGTCGAGATACCCAAGAGCGAACTAACCAGCGGCTACAAGGCAGACAAAGCCAAGGACGCTGTCGGTGAGGTTCAGTGGCCTGCGGGGCCTGTGAGCCGTCAGTTTCCTGCAGACAAAAAGCGCACCGTAATCCTATCCCGATGGGCCAAGGTCACGCGTATCGTGTCCGACAGCGAGGTAGCTACGAAAGTGGCAGAAATGCTAAAGGGTCTTGGGGTGACTGTCCCGTGGAACGTCGTCACCCCGTCGCTGAACGAGGAGCTTCGCAACAAGGGTGTTGCTGTGGCTGACCGACCTGCCGTAAGGGAGTCCCGCGTCACACCAACCCAAGACATCCGCGAGTCCCGCACCAACCCGTCCTACCAAGGCACGGGGGAGACCAAGCCTTCGGAGA